CTTCATTGGTATTGAACTAGACAGCAACTATTTTGATATAGCTAAGGGGCGCATTAATGCGTGATTTAGAGCATAAGGTGCAAGTCGCTATTTGCCAATACTTAGACCTTAGAGGTGTACTCTACTTCAGCGTGCCGAATGGAGGACAACGTAACAAGATTGTTGCTGCTAAGTTAAAGGCAGAAGGTGCAAAAGCAGGAATACCAGACCTATGTATTATTCATGAAGGACAAGCATTCTTCCTTGAGGTTAAAAGACCTGCAACATCAGACTCACGTAAAGGTAGATTAAGTCCTGTTCAGAAAGAGATGATTGAACGAATTGAACAGGCAGGTGGAGAGGTTAAAGTAGTGTACTCAGTGGCAGATGTTATTGAGGCTTGTATTGATTGGCAGATAAAAGTACTATGAGTAAGATAACTAAATCAGCGAGGGGTCAAGCATGTACTATTCGCTTAGAAGGTTGTTATGGTGGTCCTAATAATGAAACAGTTGTCTTTGCACATTTAAACGGTGGTGGCATGGGTGGCAAGGTACTAGATATTCATGGTGCTTACTGTTGTGCTAATTGTCATGACGTTCTTGATGGTCGTAAGCAGTCTATTCACGAAAGAGAGTATTTATTATTGAGTCATTTATTCGGCATGGTTAGGACTCAAACTATCTTAGTTGAGAAGGGGTTGATGTGAAGCGAGTAATTGAACGCAAGAAAGAGAAGAGACATATTATCGAATCAATGATAGTAAGTCACTTTAGTCAGTTCCCTGAAGACGAGAAGGCTATTATTTCTATAGAGAGAGATGTATTAACTAGAAGTGGCGCTCAAAACAAATTACTGTGGATGTGGAATAAAATTATAGGTGACGAGATAGGGCATAGTAAAGACGATATGCACGATAAGCTCGTTAGGAAACTACTAGGAACGGTTGATTCTACAGATTTAGATGGTAATATAACAAGTAGAGCAATAGAAACTAAGAAGTTAAAGGTAGCAGAGATGAAGGATTACCTAGAAGAAGTAGATAGATTTGTAGCTGAGTTTGGAATAATACTGCCAAGACCCGAAGACCTATGGTGGAAGTCTATGGGAATTAAGGTGTGAGTCAATTGAAAGAGATACCTGAAGACTATTGGGAAAGACAAAAGAGATTCAAGAAGTTAGCTGAGAAAGCAAGAGAAGCAAAAAAGGAAAAAAGATGACAGCACACAAATGGGCAGAAGTAATACACGCATTCGCTGAAGGCTACACCATCCAAAAGCTAGAGGTGTTATGTTGTGATAGAAGCGTTCAACACTGGGAAGACATAGAAGTACCTATGTTTATTGAAACAGAACAATACAGAATTAAACCTTATAACGAACAATGGGAAGAAGGCAATGAGTGATTTACAACAATTTCTAACAATGATGACTAAGACCATAAGTCCTGGAAATGTTAGTGCAGGCTTGAGTGGTAAGCTTTATATTGAGGGTGACAATGTAACAACATATGTTTCTTTTTTTCAAAGAGGCATGAACGGCAAAGATGTGTGTGATTGTATAGACAAGACTAACCAAGAAGTTACGTTTATGTTTGATGCGCACGATGGATCATTCAGAGGCGTAGAGGGAGCGATAGGATGACCGATTTACCTATACTGATAGGCGCTGGATTAAGCGATAAACAGATCAAGTTCATCAATGGCTTGGTGTCTGGTTATTGCAATATCTCTAAAGCCTGTAGAACTGCTGATATACATAGATCAACGTATTATGAGTGGTTAAACACATCCGACAACTTCGCAGAGGCGGTAGATCAGGCTAAAGAAGCACTAAGAGATAGATGGGAAGATGAGATAGCCAAGCATGTATTTGAAGACCGTAACCCTGTTGTATTGAATAAGTTTGCACCCGCAGTATTAAAGGATCGTGGATATGGTGATGCTAAAGATATTAACTTAGCTGGATCAATGCAGAATGACAATGAAGTGATTGTAACCATTATTGATGGTGGAGAAGTAGAAGAGTACGATGAAGGTTAATGTAGATGTAACCAGAAAGTTTGAACCTTTCCTAAAGCCACATAGATATAAGATTGCTTATGGTGGGCGTGGATCAGGTAAGTCTTGGACTATTGCATCAATGCTAGTAAAGAAAGCATGGGAAAAACCAGTAAGAATACTATGCTCTCGTGAGATACAACGATCTATTCAAGACTCAGTGTTACAACTACTAGGTGATACTATTGAGCGCATGGGCTTAGGTGCTTACTTTGATGTACAAAAGACTCAGATACTAGGTACTAATGGTTCAAGGTTTATCTTTGAAGGTATGCGTTCTAACATCACTAAGATTAAATCAATGGAAGGCCTGGACATAGTTTGGGTGGAAGAAGCAGAATCAGTTACTCACACATCATGGGAAACTTTGATCCCCACGCTGCGTAAGGAAGGCTCAGAGATCTGGTGTTCATTCAATCCAAACGATGAAATGGATAATACCTACGATCGCTTTGTACTACATCCACCTAATGATTCATACGTTGTTAAAGTAAATTACAATGACAATCCTTGGTTTCCTAAAGAGTTAGAGGCCGAGAGATTACAGCTCAAAGAAAAGAATGAAGACTTATACAACCATGTCTGGGAAGGTGAAGTCTTATCTAATAGAGATGGATCATACTATGCTAAGTTTATTGACGATAGTCAGATCATGAACTTTGCTGTAGAGCCTAATATCCCTGTTGATACTTACTGGGATCTAGGTGTGGCAGATGCTACTTCTATATGGTTTGTTCAGCAAGTAGGTATGGAGCTACGTATTGTTCATGCGTTTGAGAACCAGGGTGAAGGACTAGGATTCTACATCAACTATCTACATGACTGGAGAGTTAAGAACCAAGCAGTGATGGGAAGACACTACGCACCACATGATATAGGCGTGAGAGAGTTAGGCACAGGTAAATCAAGATTAGAGACAGCACGTAAGCTAGGCATTAACTTCCTTGTAGTACCAAGACTATCAGTTGAAGATGGCATCCATGCTGCTAGAGCTATACTACCTAAGTGTTATTTTGAGAAGACAGGCACTAAAGACGGCCTTAATGCTTTGAGACGATACCGCAAAGAGTTTGATGAGAAGAAGGGTGTGTACAAACCACATCCATTACATGACTGGAGTTCACATTTCGCAGATGCGTTTAGATACTTTGCTATTGCCTTTAGAGAGAATAGACCAGAAGCAGGTAAGAGACAACCTATGGCAAATACATCGTGGTTGAACTCGTAGAAAATGAAATAGACTGGTTCGTGTGTTTCGTGGATGGTGGGCGATGGCATATATGGGATCTGTTTACATCTAAAGGATTCAGACATTGTTTTGCTTTTAGATGGGATGGCTTCAATTGGATTCTAATAGATCCACTTGGTTGTTGGCTAGAGATACAAGTTATGCCTTACACAATAGATGATAATGTACCAGAGATGATGTTAGAGTTAGGTCATACGGTGCTATATGTTAGGAAGAATAGAGAGAACAAATTTATTTTCCGTGGAGTCATGACTTGTGTTAATATAATCAAGCATCTAATAGGGGTTAGAGCCTTTTGGATCGTAACACCTAAAAAATTATATAATTATTTACGGAGAGAAAACCATGGGATTCCTATCACCATCAGCACCAGGACCGAGCGAGTCACAATTGAAAGCTGAAGCACAGCGAGATCGTGAGACTAGAAAAGAAGAGTTTGCAGCAAAGAAAAGACAATCAGCAGGCTTCAGACGTAGAATGGGTAGATCACTACTTATTTCAGGCGATGAAAAGGGTGTAAAGTCAACGACACTGGGGTAAACAATGCCAAGCTATAGCAAGAGCAACCAAGCAGTAGGCTCTATCATTAAAAGATACGAGACTGCAAAAGCACATAGAGGTTCGTGGGAGTCACACTGGAAAGAGTGTTACGAATATGCACTGCCACAACGTGAGGTGTTTAATCAACATGCCTCTGGTGCTAAAAAGAATACAAGAATCTATGACTCTACAGCATTAATTGCTACTCAGAGATTTGCATCAAGACTACAGTCAACACTAGTACCACCTTTTAAGAAGTGGGCGAAGTTGGCAGCAGGTACTGCAGTTCCTAAAGAGCAACAGACTAAGATTGATGCTCAACTAGAGAGGGAAACAGATACTTTATTCTCGTATATCAACAATTCCAACTTAGCTACAGAAGCTAATGAGGCATTCCTTGATCTTGCTGTAGGTACAGGCGCATTACTATTAGAAGAAGGTGAAGGTGAGGATCTATTAAGATTCAAGGCCGTACCTTTGAAACAACTTATTATCGAAGATGGCCCAAGTGGTACAGTCGAGAACGTATTTAGAGATCACTCAGTAGCAGCACGAGACATTGAGCGTATCTGGCCTAAAGGTAAAGCATCAGAAGCAGTACATAAAATGATGCAAGAGAAGCCAGATGAGTTAGTTCACATTATTGAAGCTACTATCTGGGATGACAAAGAGAAGCAATATACATTCTGTGTAATTGAGTCAGCTACTAAGCACGTTGTATTTGAAGATTACTTTGAGCAGAGTCCTTGGATCGTGTTCAGATGGTCTAAGGTAGCAGGCGAGCGTTACGGTCGTGGCCCTATCATGACAGCACTACCAGACATTAAGACAGCTAATGAAGTTGTTAAGTTTGTACTGAAGAATGCTGAGAAAGAAATTGCAGGTGTATATACAGCAGTGGACGATGGCGTATTAAACCCATGGACTATCAGTGTAGCACCAGGTGCAATTGTGCCAGTAGGTCAGCAAGGCTCATTACAGCCGTTAGTATCAGGTGGTAACTTCAACGTATCAGAGTTAATCCTTGGTGATTTAAGAGACTCTATTCGTAAAGCCTTATATCACGATCAACTAGGCGCAGTAACAGGCCCTACTAAGTCAGCAACTGAGATCAGCATTAGACAACAAGAGTTAATGTCAGACATCGGTTCTTCATTCGGTAGATTACAGATTGAGTTTATTAATAAGTTAATTAAACGAGCTTACTATATTCTTGAGCGTGCTAAGAAAGTTTCACCTATCAAAGTAGGTGGTCAGCTTGTAGAGATCAAAGTTGTTTCACCACTTGCACAACAGCAGGACATGGATGAGGTAAGTAAGATTGCACAGTTTGTACAGTTTGCAGGCATGGTTGGCCCAGAGGCAATGCAGATCGGTCTAGATCTTGAAGCATTCCCTGAGCATATTGCTAAATTACTAGGAGTTGATAAGTCATTGATTAGAGATGCTGAAGCTAGAGTAGAGATTAAAGCTCAAATGCAACAAGCAGCACAGCAACAACAGGTGGCAGAAGCTGCAATGAAGAACCCAGAGATGGCACAGCAACTTGCAGAGGGTGAATGATAGATAATCAAAAAGATTTTGATGCGTTAATCGCAAAGGTATTCAAGAGCAAAGACGGTAAGAAGGTTCTTGAGTGGCTAGATGAGAGATACATCAAGACAGCGGTATGTGTTCCTGGTCAGGTAGAAGGTCAGGGATATTATCGTGAAGGACAGAATAGTGTGGTACGTATGTTTAAGTCCTGCATTATGAGACAAGAGAGTGGTAAATATAACAATCGTGGAGACTAGTTATTATGGAAGATGAAACATTATTATCTGAGGCATCAGCCCCAGAAGTTACGGATACGGGCGTAGCAGATACAACAACAGACGAGAACGCATGGTACTTATCAGAGGGTGTAGCAGGTGAGGGAGAAACACCAGAGTGGTTTAAGTCTAGCAAGTACGCTACTATAGCAGACCAAGCGCAAGCTTATAACGGTCTGGAGTCTAAGCTAGGCTCATTTACTGGCGCACCTAAAGATGGATATGAAACTGTCATTCCTGAAGGTTTGAATGTAGAGATCCCTGAAGGCGATCCACTAATGGAAAACTTCAATGAGTGGGCGCAGGCAGCAGGACTATCACAAGATGCTCATAGTGAGTTGCTTGGCGTGTACATCAATAACATTGTAGGCTCACAACCTAACATGGAAGATGAGATGAAGAAGATCGGTCCAGATGCTGGTCAAAGAGTTACAGACATGGTGCAATGGGCGAAGGGTACTTTAGATGAAGGTGAGTTTGCTACGTTACAGACTATGGCAACTACAGCAGAAGGCTTTCAGTTACTAGAAAGAATGAGATCATTATCTAGAGAGACACAAGTTTCAGCACCTGATACAGCTCAACCAGTGAACACAGTTACTA